TCTTGTAAGCTTTCAATTTCTGGAAGCTCAGGTTTAAATGATTCTAAATCAGCTTTCATATCATTTAATTTAGATTCCATAGCAGCTAGCTGATCTTTACCACCAGCTAAGAGATCATCTAATTCTCCTTGCTTAGCTTTTAGATCATCTAAAGCTTTATTATTACCACATAAACTCATTTATATCTCCTCTTATGGACTAACATAATAATCTCCATTTGGATCAGATGATTGGTCTAAACATGTATTATTATTCCAATCAAAATATGTACAACTACCTTTACTCGCAATACCATCTGCTGGAGTAGCAGGAGTTCCTTGACTTCCACCACCACCATTAGCAAATACATTAGTGGAAGAATTAGCCGCGCTATTTGGAACCCAACTACCATGGCCACCAGTACCATCACCTAATCGATGAACGCCTTTACCATTTACCTTTACGTTTCCGCTTTTACCAACAGCAGGATCTCCACATGCTGTAGAATCTCCATCTCGTATGACAGACTTACTGTTAACATTGACATTAGGCGATCCACCAACATAAGAAGTCTTATGAAACGGACTTGGCGTAGGACTTGCATGTCCTGCATGTGAATCACCTTGTCTTACTATTCCTGGCATATGTTATCCTATGGGTTAAGATCAATTGTTGGAGCAACGATCGTAACATTACCACTGGCTGTTGTATTTTGAGTACTGCTATATGTTTCAGTAACAGCACCAGTAACATTTGAATTAAGAGCAGCACCGTATGTCTCTGTTACTGCGCCATCAATTGTTTCTGCAAGAGTACCAACAACTCCGATTGTCTGATTTGTATTAACGCTTAATGTATAATCGGCTAAGGAGGTATGACTAAATGTACCAGCATTCATAACACTCTTATTATTCAAAACAGTTGTCGCCATATTATTTGTAACTGATGTCGTAAAGTCATTACCAACGGTTAAGAGTTTGTCGTTAATAATATTAGTAGTAGAATTATTCATAACACTTAGGTTATCATCCACACCAATATTAGTAGATCGGCTACGGACGACTTCTGTCTCATGATTACCACCAATCTTCTGTTGTAAAGAACCTTTAATATTCATAGTCATATCTTTCTCGACTTGAAGATGATAATTACCATAGACCATCTGTCTTAAATTGCCATCGACAGTCATTGAACAGTTTCCTTTAATATGGATATTCTTATTACCGAAAACGACTTCATAGTCATCACCGACTATTTTAACCTGGCGAGTTCCGTCAGTATAGATCTCTTCATAAGAACCTGATGTATGCATACGATGAAGTCTTTCATTACCTGGAGTATCGTCAATTTCTGTTACATGACCAGACTCTGATTGGTATACTTTATTATAAGGATAATCAGGAACATGACCATTCATAGGAGGTAATTCATTCCATGGAGTTTCAGCATAATAAGCGTCAGCCTTATTCTCGGATACAGAAGGAATTTTAGCCGGAACCGCCACTTGTATATCGGAAGGAGAAGAACCTTGAGCCCTTGCTTCCATCTGATCAGATTCGTTATAGTATTCCTGGCGACCTGCGAAGTTAGTATCAGGTTTATCCATATATTCCATTGTTGGATAATGGTCGCCCGTGAAGCCTAATGACTTGGACCGAGGAGAATTTTGAGCAGCGATTGAACCCATAATAATAGGATCCTGAGCTGAAGGACCGTCTCTAAAGAAACCGACTACCCATGAACCTTCCATTAAACCGTGAGGCGTATCTCCTATACCCGAAGTACCAGAAGAAGTTGTGGGTAACATGACAGTAGCCCACGGTAAGTCGTCGACATCTACAGCTCCCTTATTCTCTGTATGGAAACCAAAGCAACGTACTTTTACTCGGTTCATTTCTAAGGGATCGAAGCGATCTTCTACAACCCCGGTAAACCAGGTAAAATCTCCACCTATAAACTGATCCATTCTATTCATTATTTAGCGCTCCCTTTCCGACCCATTTTTTCGGCGGAAAATTTTTTTATATCAATATGTTTTATAACTTTTTCTGACAGCATAAAATTAGTCTCTTTTCTGTATATTATCTAATGAGTCTATAAAGGAATCTTTCTTTAATATAAGATCCATTCTATATTCATCCGTAAACTTATGTGTAATAGAAGATATAATATACTTACCAGATAAGAACAAATCTCTACCACGTTTATCATCTCCCGCATCAATAGATTTTACTACATTAATATCTATAGTAGAACCTGTATAGAGATTAAAGTCTCCGTAGATCTCAACGCGTAATTCGAGAGTATCCATATTCTGTACATAAGCATTCGCTGCGAGTATATCTGAGTTCGCTGGTGCTTGGTAACTAGAGCCCCCTGATACGGCCGAGGTGTTTAGACTGATATAAAAGTTAGTCGAATCCCTATGCTCTTCTAAGGGTCTCTCTTGTATCTGACTCCCTTTAGGTAATACCCCATTAGCATTAAGGCGTAGCTTAGAATCACTGTACGCATAAGTCTGTGTATCGTATGACTTAGTAGCTATATCTAATGTATGTAATGTTGATGAATAAGCTCCTGCTCCTATATTCATATACTGACTCATATTAAATTCAGATGATAACGTTAATACCTTCGAAGCAAGTATCTTATTGTTCTCTTCACTACCAACTATAGTATTAGTAGAAGGCGCATAGGTATATTCCTTATAAGATTCTTTATTAATAAGGTTCTCATAGGATTCAAAATATATACCATGTCCTAATGTCTCATAGAAGAAGAACGGTGTACCATTATCATATGATCTCCTTGCTAACCAATTAATAAGGTACATAGGTCTCATACGTGGATATACACCAACAATAGTCTGTTTAGTCTCTGTATTAATAGAAAGATTCTTCTCATCTATAGACAACTCATCTATACAGATATTCTTTATTAACTGCCCTGGTACATTGTTAAACGGCTTAGATATAGTCTTAGACTGACTGATATAGGCATGCTCTGAGACACATCTGAATACATACGTCGCTGTACCTGGACTGAGTTTAGCGTAACTATGTATCTCTGCGATCCTGAATTTGTGCGAGTATTTAGTCGACTGTCCATCTAAGAGCCGTCTCTTCAGTACTAGGTGTAATCCCTCCCCACTCACACATTTCACTTTTTCAAGCAGTTGGGCAGCATCTAGGATATTTACTTCAGCTTGCAAGCTACCACTATAGAGAGATTCATCTATAGAGAGAGATGCTATAAGATCTACTATATTATACTCTGTTCCATTACTACAAGTAAGTGTTGCACTCTCTAGCTCATACGATGATGGTACTATAGCATCTGATCCATTAGCAAGTTTACTATTATAGTTAGACATTGTTTATTATTGCCTCATATTTTTCTACGAATTGTGTTATATACTTAGGATCTATTACTCTTATCTTAGATCGTGCTTCATTAGCTGCAAATAGGTGAGATCTATTAGTATCAAAGGAAATTTCTCCAACTGGCTCTCCACCAGTAATAAATATTCCGTTTGATACAACTCTTTTCTCTGGATCGTCTGTTCTATAATAGTTATGGGGAGCATCGATATACTTATAGACATCATATGTATCAACGGAATCTATAGTATCTAATCCTGTTACCTTTTCTGTCGCATTTTGTGGTCCTGGGGCTGAAGATCCTATGAATGATCCTACTACATCTTGCAAGACTATCTGATTCATGTCCAAATTTTTCTTTACCAATACGCCTGTTGCACCTGACGTCGTTCCTGTAATCGTCTCTCCAAGTTCGAACCTACCCGATAGACTATTAGCTTGACCTAAGCTTACTCCTGCATCGCCTGTAGGGATATCTTTTGGATTCGTTGTAATGACTACACCCTGAAATTCTTGTTTCATATACGCTTGAAGCTTTTCTTGACTCATCGGCCATGAAGCAAGTCCGTCATGAAGGAAATCGTTAATAACGAAGAACGTCCAATAGAACTGAGTAGTACCATATAAGCGTTGCGATACGATATCAGGCCTTTCGCCATTCTTTATATCATAGAAGCTATACGCATTAAGATCATCAAGGAATGCATTAAGTGGTCTTGCACTTCTATAGATATCGACTACTGTCTGTTTGATACCATTACGATCAAAATCATAAGCCAAAGTAGGGAATTGTTTGAAATAGCTCATTATCCTTGTCCTCCAGGAATATTAGATATGTTGCTTGTAAGATCCTGCATTGTATCTGGAGCCTCACCAACAATATTACCGGCTGATTCATATCCATCTATATAGTTAAGTCCTGATCCATATAGGTCATCTCTTGTGATTGCTCGTACCTCTTGGAATGATAACGTAAGATCGATCTCTACTGGTGCAGCTCCTCTCTTACCGTCGTTTGCATGAAAGGAATTACCTGTCGCATTATAGTTCGCTGTCATTCCAGTAAGGTATGTATCTATGATTCTTGGCATATACTTATTGATCTTACCACCAGCCATGAATTTGATACGAAACGTAGGTGGATACTCTAATGATCCTGCACCTATATCCTTTGGATACATGTATTTTCTAAACGCATTCTCGATCTTATGAGCTGTTACTGATTCTTCTGCTGATGTAGGTACAAGTTTGAATGCAAATTCGAATTGTCTTACGTTGACTCCTTCGAATGTCGTTGCAGTATAGGGATTAACTATCAATCCACTCTTCAGTTCAGCACTTGCTGCTAACGTTGCACCTCCACCACTCTTGAAAGCCTTTGTAGTTGCTGCTATAATGTCAGATGATCCTACGTCTCCACCCCCGGTTGTTGCAGTTGCAACTGCTCCCGCAACTCCAAGTTCGGCAGACCCATAGTTCATACCGTCATTAGATCCTATACCCACTGGGACGAACAAGTGAATCTGATTGAACTCAGGCACTCCTTTTCTTGCCATTGAGAAAGATACGTGGGGAAATCCGTCATCGGATACTCTTGACCTGAGAGTCTCAGGGAATGTTAAAATTGTCATGTCTTTTTACCCGTATAAATAGTAATACATTTAATAACTATAGATCTATTTATATGGCTTACAAAGGTAAATACACAGTAAAAAATAAAAAGAAATACGCAGGGGACTATACTAAGGTTACATATAGATCCCTATGGGAACGCAATGCATTTAGGTGGGCTGAAGCTAATCCACAGATTAAGTATTGGAATAGCGAAGAGATTGTTATACCATATAAGTGCAAGACTGATGGTAAACTACATCGTTATTATGTCGATATGCTTATTGAAATGACTAATGGCGATGTCTTTTTAGTTGAAATTAAACCCAAGAAACAGACAGTTCCACCAAAGAATCCTAAGCGCAAAACAAAGAAATATCTTAATGAGGTTACTACATATATTAAGAACACATCTAAATGGAATGCTGCTCAAATCTTTGCAAATGCTAAGGGATGGAAATTTCAGATATGGACTGAAGATACTTTAAAGAATTTAGGTGTGAAACTACTCAAAGGATAGTATAAATAGATATATGGCAAGTTTATTCGATACATTACAATCACAAGCGTTTAGGGCTGGAGTTACTCCAAGAACTAAGGACGCTCAAAATTGGTTTAGGCGCAACGTTAAGAAGTTAGGTGATACTAATCCAAGAACAGTGCTTAAGGATACAGCATTAGAACCTACAACAAAGCCAAGAGTTGGCGATATGATGATGTATTTTTATGATCCAAAGCATAAGAAAACGCTACCATACTATGATAGATTCCCTCTAGCAATCATGGTAGAACCCGCACCTGGTGGTTTCTATGGACTGAACTTGCACTATCTATCACCAGGAGTACGCGCTCGGTTCTTAGATGCAATGATGGACTTAGCACCTAAGACTATGAATGATACTACACGATTGCAGAAACTACGTTATGCAACTATTGTTGGCGCTAAGAAATATAAAGAATTCGCACCATGTTTTAAGCATTATTTAATGGACCATGTTAAGTCTCGTATAGTACGTGTGCCTATGACTGAATGGCCTATTGCAATATTCTTACCAACAGAACAGTTCAAAGGCGTTAAAGCCGAATCTGTTTGGAGATACTCAAGGAAACAATACGCATCATGAACAGTATAGATAACCTCAAAGCAACTATAGCAAAGAAAGGCGGTGTTGCAATGCAAAACCGTTTCCAAGTATTCTTTACACCCCCAACAGCTCCTAGTGTAAGATCATTGCTTAATCAGGACATTGGTAGTTTAGTAGGTAATATTGCAAAAAATGCTATAACTGGTGGATCACCAAAGAATATTGCTCCAGACCCAAGAGATATATCGATACTATGCGAAGCAGTAAGTCTTCCTGGTAGACAGATCACAACAATAGATTATACAGCTGAACGTCAAGCAATTAAGATTCCCTACTCAATTATTAACGAAGATATTAGTATGACGTTTATTCTTACTAATGACTATTATATGAAGAAGATGTTTGATGCATGGGCAACAGGTATCTTTGACGTTGAGAAGTATAGAGCAGGCTACAAAAAAGATTTTACGACTGATATTGTTATACAACAATTAAATCAGCAAAATATTCCAATCTATAGTGTAAGATTAGAGGGTGCATTCCCTGTTACTATAGGTGCGATAAATCTGGATAACAATAGTGAAAACACTATCCAGAAAATGACAGTGACTTTGAGTTACGAAAACTATGTACCAGAGGATATAGTAGATACAGCTTTATCTACAGCAAGTATCGCTGCTGCAACACTTGGTATTTAATATAATTTAAGTATATAATTAGGAGAATAGAATGGCATTACCAAAACTAGATAGCTCACGGTTTGAGACCGTGATACCCTCAACAGGACAAAAGGTAACATATAGACCTTATCTTGTTAAGGAAGAAAAGATATTAATGATGGCTATGGAGACAAGCGATCAAAAACAAATTGTAAGAGCAACAAAGGATATTATTAAGTCATGTGTATTTGATGATATCGATGTTAATAAGTTAGCAGTATTTGATGTAGAACATATGTTCCTAGAACTACGATCTAAATCAGTTGGTGAAACTATTAACCTTAAAGTTAAATGTGAATCATGCGAAGTTATGAATGATCAGACTGTTGATTTTAGCGATATTAATGTTGATGTACCTGAATCAAATAACGTTATCATGATTACAGATACTGTTGGACTTACTATGCGTTATCCATCATTTGATGACGTTTCTGCTATAGAAACTAATACTGAAGAAACAGTAGAAACAGCATTTAGTATCATACAGGCTTGTATTGAGAATATATTTGATGAAGAAGAAGTATATCTTGCAAAAGATGAGGGTCCTAAGAAGATTAGAGAGTTTGTTGAATCAATGGCCTCTAGTCAATTCGTAAAGATTCAAGATTTCTTTGAGAATATGCCAGCACTTAAGTCTGTTATAGAATACAAATGCTCATCATGTGGTGTGGATAACAAGACTGAGTTGAGGGGACTACAAAGTTTTTTTACGTAGGCCTCTCTCATGATAGTTTAGTCAATCATTATAAGACTAACTTTACGATGATGCAGCATCATCAATATAGCCTAACAGAGCTAGATAATATGTTGCCGTGGGAG